AAAGATCCAGAAAGAATATATGCAAGGCCTAATAGATTAGTTATTTTCGATGCTGGTAAATATTATCATAGAGTAAGTAATGTTACTAGTGGTGTTAGAAAGGCTATTGCAATTAATCTTTGGTCTACGGAACCTACCGGTAAACAAAGTGGTTCATTTAGCATAGAACCTTAAAATAATATATATGCAATTCGGACAAGATTTTGAGAAAATATTCTTTAGACTTTCTTTACAAAAGCCTAAATACCTACAAGCAATTAAAAGTGGATATTATACGTCCGAAGAGATTGATGTGCTTAGTCACTTGGCTAATAAATTCTATACTAAGTTTAATGAGACTCCAACACAAGAGCAAATTAAGCTACTAGTAAGCCACTCTAATAAAGCTAAAGATAAAGTCACTGATAATATATTGGATATGTTATTCCAAGTAGACTTAGATCAGTATGACGAAGAATGGTTAACTAGTACTGCAGAATCATGGATTAAATGGAGAACTTTCGATACGTCTCTATTTGATACTATTGAGTATATTAAAACTACACAAGTAACTCCAGAAAATGCAGACTCAGTTATACAAAAGGTTAAGGGTTTAATTAATGATAGAAATAATCTAACATTTAATTCAGATCTAGGGCTTAACTTTTTTGAGGTAGACTCACATGATCAGAAAGAATCCGAAAAGGTAAGTACCGGATATAACTTTTTAGATAGACTACTTGGAGGTGGTTATGATAAAGGTGGTAATTTAATTGTATATGCTGGTGAACAAAACATTGGTAAGTCTATTTACTTAGCAAATGATGCTGCTAACTTTGTAAAAATGGGTACAAATACTGTAGTTATTACTGCAGAAATGGCTGCTCATAAGTTTGTAAAACGTATTGGTTCTAATCTACTTAGTATTAATATTAATGACTATGCTGAAAAGGCTAAAAATAAAGAACATGTACAACGTAGACTAGAAGCAGTCGGTGATGGATTTACACCACCTGGTGAATTGTTTGTTAAACAGTTTCCAACATCACAGGCTACTGTGTTAGATATTGAAGCTTATGTTAGTCAAATAGAAGAAGAAAGACAAATTAAAGTAGGAGCTGTAGTAATTGACTATATTAACATTTTAGCTAATTATAGAAATCAAAATACAGAAAACACTTATATGAAAATTAAGCAAATTGCTGAAGACCTTCGAGCAATGGGCATACGTAATAATTGGTTAATTGTTACTGCAACTCAAATCACAAGAAATGGTTATAATTCATCCGATATTGGAATGACAGATATTGCAGAATCTGCAGGTCTTTCACATACAGCAGATGTTATGTTAGGTATTATTCAAGATGATTTAATGAGAGCTAACGCAGAATATTGGCTTAAATTATTAAAGATTAGAGATGGTGAAGGTAAAGGAACTAAGTGTAAATTAGACATTGATTGGAATTATATGCGTTTAATAGAAACGGATGATATAACTAACTCAAATCTACATAGCATATAATAAAAATAAAAACATGGCAAAAAACGATAAAATATTTAATAATAATTTTGATTCTCCAGACTTTGAATTAAATGGCACTATAAAATTTGACTTAGATCCATCATTAGACGATGGCTTACATGAAGAAGAACGAATTCATTTTGAAATGATAGCAAGATGGATCCATGAATTAATTGAAGGCTCTAGGTTTAGTAAATTTAATAAAGTAGATGATTTAGGCAGATGTACTAAATTAAAGAAAGCAGATATTAATGAAGTTTACGGATTTATAGTAGATGAAATGGTTGCTAAATACAGTAGAATAGATTTATTTAGTGAGCTTTGTGTTTATTTTGATATTAAAGCAGATAAGTTCTATAGCTCATTATCAAATGTTTATAAAGAAGATCTTATTCAAGAGCTTGATATACGTACTGGAATATTAGATAGAAAAAATATTAAAAAATTATTTTAGAATGATTGAATCTAAAACTATTAAAGCTGGTGCAAATAGGGTTTGGGTATTAGGAGATTTACATTTTGGAGTTAGAGCTAATTCAGTAGAATGGCTTAATATTCAAAAAGAATTCTTTGAAAAAGTATTTATACCAACATTAAAAAAGCACGTAAAACCTGGAGATGTCTTAGTTCAAGTAGGAGATACTTTTGATAATAGACAATCTATTAATATTAAGGTTTTAAATTATGCTGTAAATCTTTTTGAAAGGCTGGGTAAAATACTTCCAGTTCATATTATCTGTGGTAACCACGATATATGGGCTAAGAAAAGTAATGAGATTACTTCTATTGATAGTCTTAAGTGGATCCCAAATGTACAGATCTATAAAGAGCCTAAATTAATGAAATGGTCTAATCGTAATATTTTGATGATGCCATGGAGAAGAGACGCAGAACATGAAGCTGAAACTTTAGCAGACTTTCCAACAGCAGATATAGTATTTTGTCATTCTGAAGTAAGAGGTATTTACCTTAATGCTAAGGTTAAGAATGAACATGGTACTGACTCTAATATTTATGATAAGTATACAAGAGTTTATAGTGGACATATTCACTTTAGACAAGAACGTGGTAAATTATTAATGGTTGGAGTTCCTTATCAATTAACTAGATCAGACTCTAATAATGCAAAGGGATTTGATCTTGTCGACTTAGAGGACATGTCAGAGACCTTCTTTGAAAACCATATATCACCTAAGTTTTTAAAATATAATGTCACACAGCTATTTGATATCACATTAGGATCGTTTAAATCACAGATAGAAAATAATTTTGTAGATCTCTATGTACCTAGTCAAATAGCAACATCAAATGCTCTTTCAAAGCTTATTAATAAAATTCAACATATTAGTAGAAAGCTAGAACCTAATATTTACCAAGAGGATAATTATATTGATAAAGATTTTCACGACATAGACGAGATAGAAGAAATGTATAAGAATTACAATATTCTTAATCTTTGTAATATGTATGTTGATGGTATTGGCGATGATGATGAAATGAAACAAAAGGTTAAGGCTAAGTTACAACAACTATACACATTATGTGCATATAATTATGATACCGACAAATGAGAATAGATTATATTGAATTTAAGAACTTTGCATCTTACGGAAATAAAGTACAACGTTTAGAATTTGACCAAGATCAATCCGAGTTGTTTTTAACATTAGGTAAGAATGGTGATGGTAAAACCACTATTGCAAATGCAATTATTTATGGGTTATATGGAAAGGTAGAAGGTGTAAAGCTTTCTGACCTGCCGAATAGGATTAATAAAGATCTACTTGTAAAAATAGGTATTCAATGTGGTACTATGAAAATCGATATTGAAAGAGGACTTATGCCAAATAAGTTTTCTGTTATGATTAATGGTATTGAATTTGATAAGGCTGGTAAAAAATCGGTACAAGACTATTTAGAAGAAGAGGTTTTTGGAATTCCATACCATGTATTTAAAAATATTATTATTCTGTCAATTAATGATTTTAAATCTTTTTTAACTATGAACAATAGTGATAAAAGACAAATTATTGATAGGATGTTTGGGTTCTCTATTCTTAATGATATGCAAAAGCAAATCAAAGAAGAGCGCAAGCAAGTCAAAATGGATATTGACACTTATGAATCTGAACTTAGCCAGCTTTTAGAATCTATTAAATCAGTTCGCGGTAAACTAAATACACTCTTAGAAGAATCTAATACTGCTAATAAATCTAAGATCGAAGAATTAAAAGAGGGTTTATTATCATTAAAGAGTACTGTTGAAAAGTTAGATGTAGAAAGAAAGAGCCATGAGGGTGAGATGAATAAATTTAATTCACAATATAATGATAAACATTCTGATGCTAAAGATATTAAAAGAGAAATAGATTACTTAAAGAAAAAGTTAGCTCTATATGAAAGTGGTCACTGTCCAACATGTGAAACTAAACTGGATTCAGAATGGCATACAAATCAAAAGTGTGAGTTTGAAGAAAATATTAAAACTAACATGGATAGTATTAAATCATTTAAAGTTGAGATGGATGCTTTATCAGAAAAAGTAACTGATGCAAGAGAATCAAAACTAGAATTAGAGGGACAAATCAGAGAGCATAAGATTAATATGGGCCAATTAAAGGCAGAACTATTAAAACTTAAAAATACACCTGATGATAAAAACTTTGACCACTTAAAAACTTTAATTACAGAGTTTGAAGATAAAGAATCTACTAAATCAAATGAGAAGGATAATCTAAATGCTGATTATAATTTTATGGAAATTGTAGAACAAGTATTAGGTGAAGATGGAGTTAAGAATCTTGCAGTTAAAACTATTCTACCAGGACTTAATGCTAATATTGCTGCCATGGCCTCAACGATGCATTTACAATTCCATATTAGATTTGATGAAAAGTTTGACTGTATTATTAATCACTTAGGTGAAGATATTAATCCACTTACTCTTTCTACTGGTGAACGTAAGAAAGCAGATTTTATTATTATCATTGCAATTATTAAAATACTAAAGTTAAGATTTCCACAACTTAATCTTTTATTTTTAGATGAGCTCTTATCTTCAGTAGATCACGATGGCGTTTACAATATATTAAAGATATTAAATCAAGTTATCAAAGAAAACAAGATAAATACATTTGTAATTAATCATACGGTACTACCGCATGAGATTTTTGATAAGAAAATACAAATATATCGTGAGAATGGTTTCTCTAAATTCAGTATTGAAAATATAGAGTAATATGTTCTATGATATATATAAAAAACAAGGACTTCTAAAGAATGGCAAGTTATAATCTTAAATTTAATAAAGACGATAGTGTTGTAAGACATGTTGTTGTTGGCCTTCTAGCTGATCTAAATTCAAAACTAAGTTTTTGGAGACAGATTAACCAGGATGAAAGGGTAATAGTAGACGTCCCATTTTATTATGCAATTGCTGGCGATGAAAACTTTATGAGAGATAACTTTCTATTTAGTACATTAAATGGTGAAAATTGTGACCCGGATCCAATAAAGGCAGATGGTAACTATGATAGAGTACCAAGAGGTATTGTTAATCTAACTAGTATTGCAATAGATCCATCTAAGTTAGTTAATAAAAGAAACTTAGGTCAATATAATATGATTACACCAAATGGTGAATTTAAAGGTTTTGTGGCAGAGTTTGAAATGATTCCAGTTAATCTAGGTGTTGATATTGAAATTATACTATCTAGTCAATTAGATATGTTTAAGGTTACTGAGGCTATTATTAAAAAAATGTATAAGGCTAATTTCTATAATGTAGATGCTGGACACTTAGACGAGGGTACATATAGAATCTCTTCTGAGTATATGATGCCAGAAGATTATACACAAGAAAGACCTGTAGAATATGGATTTGATGACAAACAAAATCATAAAGTAACTTTTAGCTTAGAAATAAATTCATTTATACCTTCATTTGATTTTGAAGAAGATATTTATACTAAGTTTATTAGAAGGGACTATAGCGATAATAGTGCAATCACTTCTAATTATGGTGATCCAAATAAATATATTTCAGGTATAGTAATCCCTGACACAGACCCGGGATCTGGTGAAGAACCAACATCACCCGGAACTGGTAATTTATATTATGATGCTGATGGAAGTGTTTGGCAATGGGATGGCGAAGATACATGGGTTCAAACTGCAACAAATTATACACCAACTGAAGAAGATCTACCAGGATTATATGAAGAAAGCGTTAGTTTAATTAGAACTAGCAGAAGAAGACCTAATGATAATAGAATATTTACTATGGGTAATTCTAAGGTAAATAAACCGGGTACGACAGAGGATGATAAAACATTACTTGGCGATGATTATAACGTTACCGGTAGAGAACTTCCATTTAATGAATAAAAAACAAGATATATAAAAAAATAAAAAATCTTAATTAAGATGGCAAAACTAAATAAAAACATAATCTCACCAGTATTAAAACATAACCACGGTTTTGTTTTTCATGCGTCTGGGCAAGATTTTAAAATGACTGGAAATGTCGTAGAAGGTTTTAATAATACTTCTAATGAATTTAAAACACTAGTCAATGCATTAAACCTTTTTACTATTAATGAAAGTGGAATTGAGTTCTATTATGATTTTAATTCTAAATCTAAAGTTAGTAAAATAAATGAAAATGCAACTTCTAACTATGATATGTTGTTAGAATTAACTAATAAATTAGAGTTCTTAAATGAATCTAAATCAACACAAAGTAAAAGTGGTGCTAATAAGGCAGTAACTGAACTTAAAAAAGAAATAAAATTAGTAGAATCTAGTATACAAGAAATTAAAAGAGGTCCATTAGCAATACATTTTAAATATGATGCTAATGAGAATAAATTCTTTGCTAATGCTACTGAGATCCTTTCAGAAAATGTTACCGAGCATGTATTTGCTGCAGGCCAAATTAGATATGAAGATAAATCTCTTTTTGAAACTTTTAGTTTTGCAGGTAAAAACTTTGAAAGCTATAAAGTTTTAGAATTTATTACAGAGTCTATTGACAAGAATGTAAAAATGTTAACAATGAGAGCAGATAATAATATTTTTGTTTGCAGAATTAACGAGACTACACAAATTGTTAAGTTTCAAAAAATGTTAGCAGATGCTGCAATTGAATATGTTGCAGAAGAAACGGGTTCCGATATTACATTTATGGTTGAAGATATTCTTGAATCGTTTAAAGAGAGGCGAGCTGAAAAGAATGCTAAAATTCAAACAATGTTTGAGATGATTGCATTTTTAAAAGATCAAAAAGGAAGGCTAGATGAAGCAGATAGAAATATTCCAGAAATCAAAGCTGCAGATACTTTATTAAATTCTGAAATCGATAGAATCCAAGAAGAAATAAATAGTCTACAATCAGAATCTGTTTTAAATAGAAGTGATGGTTATGTTACAGCTACTATTAAATCTAAAACTGAAGGACTTAATCAAGATGCTGAAGTTAAGGTTGATGCACTAGAATATACATCAGCTGCAAAGGATGATATTTTAACAGTATTCGCTGGAGACGAACCAATGAGAATTGAAAAATTTAAAATAGTATTACCTGCTGAAGAACTTGCATAAGTAGTATTTAAAATAATGGTTTAAAACCCACTTGGAAACAAGTGGGTTTTTTTGCATATAATAGTAAACAAACTAAAGATAACGTGCCTAGAAAAAAGAATTATTTAAATAACAAAGACCTTTATAATGAGATTGTAAAGTCTAAAGAGTTAGATAAACTAACTCCAACTGCAGAAAAAATGTTTATATTACTTGCAGAACGAACAATAAATAAATTGACTTATGTGAGTGGAGATGATCGTAATGATTGCCTTCAGTTTGCATTATTAGATCTATTAAAATACTGGAGAAATTTCAATCCTAAATACCCTAATGCATTTGCCTATTTTACAGAGATTGCAAAAAGAGGATATGCTAAAGGTTGGAATAAGATACACCCAGTAAAATATAAAAACACAATGTCTATTGATAGAGTTAATACATCTGGATCAGATAGCGACGGTGGAATGTTTAACATTTAAATGTCAATAAAAAATCTACAGCCTAGTCAAAATTCAGGATTTATACAAGGTTATTACAATCCAAAAAATCCAGAAAAGTATATTGGACCTACACCAATCATATATAGATCCTCGTGGGAACGCAAGTTTATGATAATGTGTGATAATAAAGATAATGTAGTAAAGTGGTCTAGTGAGCCTGTAGAGATTAAGTATATATGGTCATTTGATAAAAGAGAACATAAATACTATCCTGATTTTTATATGAAGACAAAAACTGAAGAAGGCTTCGAAGAATTTTTAGTAGAAATAAAACCAGAGGCGCAAATTAAAAAACCAAGCCCTCCTACTAAAAAATCACAAAAGGCACTTAAGTCATATAAGTTTTTGGCAGAGCAGTTTATAAAAAATCGTGATAAATATGTATATGCTAAAGCATGGGCAGAAAATAGAGGTTGGAGGTTTATAGTCTTAACAGAGAAGACATTAAAATAAATGGGTAAAATTAAAAACGACATAAAGGAGTTAATTAAAGAAAATCGCAGTAAGACGAAGGCTATGCTTAAGTCTAGATTGTGGTTTGAAAAAGCATCTATAGCAATGCGCGATAATTCTGTTGCATTTACTAGAGATCCATTTAAACCAGGTATGATCTATGTATTTAGATATGATAAACCTAAACATATTGCAACACTACAATGGTGGGATAAAAACCCAGTAGTGTTAGCATTAGATCCAACAGATGCTGGAAATGATTGTGGTATTAATTTAAACCTATTACCAGTTGATGTTAAAGAAGATTTATTAGATTTAATTTATGAAAGAATGAAAGGTTTAATTAAATCAGCTTCATCTGGTAATAAAATGTATAATGCAAAAACACAAGCTCCAATAAAATTAGATTATAAAGGAGCTAAAAAGTTTTTAGATGATTTTGGCCTAGGTTTTGCAATCAGACAATATATTCCAAACCTTAAACAAAATCAAAAAGTAGTCTCTTATGAAAACTGGGCTCAAATAGCAATGTGTGACTTTTTAGAGTTAGAAGGCATCACAGTTAACGAGCTTAGACAGCAGTTTAGTAACTACTTAAAGAATAAAGATATATAATTAGAATAGAATAATAAGATATTATGGCAGGATTCACAGAAAATAGAAACGGACCGTTAAGTACTAACAGCAGGCCTTTTAGCATTTCCAATGCTTTAAAGACTCTCTCGTCATTTGGTATGAGATACGATGACCTCGTTTTAAGACAGTCACAGGCTATTGGACCAATGGAAGCAGAAATAGGCTATGGCCAAATTAATCCGCTTGGTTTAGACAATGATGACATCTATGGAGCATTTGCAGCCATGTCAATGACCGACATTAATCTTAAAAAGAATATTCCGTTTTTTGATAATGAATATACTAGCAAAAGAGATGAGCTTAGAAAGTTTTCACAAAATGATGAGGTTGAAGATATATTAGATATACTTTGTGATGAGACTATTGTATATGATGAAAAAAACTTCTTCTGTCAACCTGAAATTTTAGGTCTAGATATATCTGAGCAGGTTGAAAAAGACCTTAACAAATACTTTAGACAAATCTATCACTACTTTGGATTTAATACAGATCAATCAGCTTGGTACTATTATAGAAAATTCTTAGTAGATGGTTATCTATCGTTTGAGATTATTTATTCCCCAGACCAAAAAGAGATTATTGGATTTAAAGAATTAGATCCAACAACAATTATACCAGGTTATAATCATGATGATGGTAAGAAAGTTTGGGTACAATATAAAGACGATCCAGTTCGAGAAAGAAAACTTTATGACTCACAAGTAATTTATATTTCTTATTCTTCTATAACAACTGCAAGTAGAGTTAGTTATGTTGAGAGATTAGTAAGAGCATTTAACTTGTTAAGAATTATGGAACATACCAGAGTAATCTGGGCTGTAACAAATGCTTCATTCAGAATGAAGTTTATTATCCCGGTTGGTGGTAAATCTAAAACAAGAGCAAGACAATCACTTGCACAATTAATGAATTCATATAAAGAGACTGTTGACTTTGATTGGGAATCAGCTTCACTTTCAACTGATGGTAAGCCAATGCTACAATTTAGTAAAGAATATTGGTTACCAAGTAAAGAGGGAGAATCTCCAGAGATTGAAACTATTGGTGGTGAAGGTCCAGAATTAAATGACACTGAAGCACTTAAATATTTCTCAGATAAATTAAAACATGTTTCTAAAATTCCTTACTCAAGATTCTTATATGAAGATGGTGGTGGAGATTTTAACTTAGCAGCAGATGGTATGATTAGAGATGAGATTAAGTTTGGTAAGTTTATCAAGCGTTTAAGATCTACATTCCAAGAAATTCTTGTTAAGCCTCTATTTATACAAATGTGTCTTAAATATCCAGAGTTCACTAACGATCCTCAATTTAAAACTCAAGTAGCACTTAGATTTAATGAAGAGAATGTATTTGCTGAAATGAAGAACATGGAAATCATGGGAATGAGATTAGAGTTTATTGGTAATATGAGAGACTCTCTAATGACAACTAACCAAGAGACTATGGAAGAAGAATACTATTTCGATCAAGAGTATTTAGTTAAAAAGTACTTAAAACTTTCTGATGATGAGATTAGAGCTAATGAGGCTGCTAAATCTAAAAAGTCAAAAGAAGAGGCTGAAGAGCCAGAAGAGGAAGACGACGGAATGGGCTTTTAATATTAAATAATTGAAAAAGATATATAAAATATGAAAAATTTAAAAACATTTGAGGATTTTATCTCAACTAGAGTACAAGAAGACGCTTTAAAGGCCGGAGAAGAATCTGATCTTTATATTGATGACGTAAAACTGGATTCTGGTAAAAGCATTAAATCAGCAGAGATTCTAGGAAGTATTTTAGCTAAGTCTACTGAGAAAGAATTCAAGCAATATTTCTATGATGAGTATGGCGAAGGTGCATTTGCAGAGGGTGAAATTGACCAACTTGTAAAGATGTATAATGATTATAAAACGGAAGAAGCTGAGAAGGAAAAAGAGGAAGAAGGCGACGCTGAAGGAGAGGGAGAAGAGGACGACCCGCTAGCCGGGATATAATACCATGATATTTCGATAATAAATGATGATATATATTAAAAATAAGAAAAACACCAAATATGAAAAATAAGCATAATTTGCTTATTGTTGAGAAG